AGGCGTTCAACTACCGCCGAAGATAGAGCCCAGAAGATCAGGCTCTCAAGGTCAAAAGTGGCACCGTTACCCATACTCGAGAACTTTTGATAGCGAATAAATTCGCCATCAAGAGACCCGGTATGAGATCGGGCACTGTCTAACCAAGAGAACCAGTCTTCCGGCAAAAGATCTCGCACTAGCTCCCGACAAATTGTGTCGGAGGCTCCTTCAAGATCGATTGTAGCCAGAGAATCATCAAGTGAGCCTAGACGGGCCAAACGCTGGTTAAGCGTTTGATCGTTAAGGTCCACTCGAGCTCGAAGTCTCATACGTTTTCGGATCATACGGCCAAGGCCGTTCTGAAAGAAAACATTAATATGAGGCTCGATCGCGATGACTCGGTGGGTTTTAGCTGTCTTCGGAACGAAGGCGATCTTGTTACCCTTCACTAAGGGCATTATCGGATTAACGATAGTGCCATAGTCAGTATCTGCAAGCAGTGCTGACCAAGAGGGGTACAAGGGCATCAATAAACGAGCCCTTGCCAAGAACTCCCCGGTTACCTGCGGTTCAGAAGAAAACTTCTGAGCCGCATCAACCAGCGGGCCCTTGCAACTACTTGTTGAGCCAGGACCCCACCTCGAAAGGCGAAGCAGTTCGTCGATATCAAAGTCTCCTAATACTCCAGAGATTTTTCTCTGAGCTGTAAAAAGAACAGCTTGCAGGGAGGGGTCAACAGACCCATCCTCTCGGAGTTTTCGGATCTTAGAATTCGATTCTCTGCATCGATCTTCGTAGAAAAGGAAATTCTTCTTCGCCACTTCCCGAGGATTTCCCGCGGAAAAACCGCGGAACTTCTTAAGGAAGTTGGCTAGAAGAGCGTCCCTTCTATAGGTGTGATGATCGGAAACTGGAACAGTGTACTCATGAGGAGGCTTAGAAAAATCGATATCTCTATCGACCTCTAGAGCCCCCTTAGGGAACAACTTGTATAGCGTCCGAACATCAGAGAGAGCATTATCGCGGCTGGTCTTCTGTCGAAGAAGACTGTCCAGCTGGTGGCGGTGTAAAACTGCCATGTTGTCGAGAACCTTTCTCCAATAGGTTAAAACCTAGGAAGAGAAGAATCACCACCAAGAAGGCGGCAACGAGGAAACGAATGATGTCCATCAAGGGCATTATTCACGAGTTTAACCGTAGAGAGACAGGGCGCTA